GAAATGGATTTTGAAGTTGATACAGATGACGAAGGTGAAGACTTTGGTGATTTAGACGCTGAAGAAGAATTATCCTTTGAAGACAAAGAGGAATTAGAAGAAGATGCTAAATTAGTAAATGCTCCTAAACCAGTTACATCAGAAGAAGGCAGTGTTAATACAACAAGTGCTAATGCAAATGATGCAGGTAAGAAATCTAAAACAGATGCAAAACCTGTTCAAACTAGTACAGCAACTGAAAAGGGACGCCCTGCACCAAAAGCAAAAGACTTAGGTGTTGATGGCCCAGAAGGTGGCGCAAAATTATCTAACGCACCCGCTCCTAAAAAAGGCGAGTAATTAAGTGTCTTTCTTACAGGAAAGTTTATCCTTTGATGCCGCTCAGATAGTTCTTGAGCGTGATGAAAAGGGTGATAAAAATCTTTTTATGAAAGGTCTTTGCATCCAAGGCGATGTAAAGAATGCTAATCAGCGTATCTACCCTGTTAATGAAATCAATAATGCTGTTAAGACATTAAAAGAGCAAATTGGTGGTGGATATTCTGTATTGGGTGAGTTAGACCACCCAGATGATTTAAAAATTAACTTAGACCGTGTAAGTCACGTCATCACTGATATGTGGATGGAAGGCGCAAACGGTTATGGTAAATTAAAGATATTACCTACTCCAATGGGAACACTAGTTGAGACCATGTTGGGAGCAGGAGTAAAGTTAGGTGTCTCGAGCCGAGGTAGCGGAAACGTTAACGAAAGCAACGGACATGTAAGTGATTTTGAAATAGTAACAGTTGACGTAGTAGCACAACCTAGTGCACCTGACGCTTATCCAACAGCCATCTATGAAGGTTTGTTGAATATGGAAGGTGGTTCTAAGTTGCTCGAAATGGCTTCTGATGCTAGAGAAAGTATCACAGCACAGAGGTTTTTGAAAAGTGGCATTTTGCAACTTATTAAAGACCTCAAATTATAGGAGATATTGATGCTAGATGCAATGAAACCCTTGCTTGACAGTGAACTTATCAACGAAGACACACGTATTGCAATCCAAGAAGAATGGGATGCAAAACTGACTGAGACTCGTGAAGAAGTACGCACTGAGTTGCGCGAAGAATTCGCTCAACGTTACGAGCACGACAAACAAACAATGGTAGAAGCACTAGACCGCATGGTATCCGAAAGTCTTGAAGTGGAAATTCAGGAAGTTGTTGCTGAGAAAGAACAACTTGCCGAAGACCGTGTTAAGTTCAACACTAAGATGACTGAAAATTCTAATAAATTTAATAAATTTATGGTTACTAAGTTAAGTGAAGAAATTAACGATTTAAGAAATGATAGACAACTCCAAACTGAAGGCATGGTTAAGTTAGAAAATTTTGTAGTTAAGGCTCTTGCAAGAGAGATTAACGAATTTGCACAAGATAAGAAAGAAGTTATTGAAACTAAAGTCAAACTTGTAGCAGAAGCAAAAACTAAACTTAATGCTCTTAAAACGAAGTTCGTTAAAGAGAATGCAAAGAAAGTTGGAAGTGTTATTACCAAGCGTCTAAACACTGAATTATCACAATTACATGAAGATGTTAAGGTTGCTCGTGAGAACAACTTCGGACGTCGTATTTTTGAAGCCTTTTCAACTGAATTTACAGGTACTCATTTAAATGAGAATGCTGTTATTCGTAAATTGAATGCTAAGATTACTGCACGTGATAGTAAGTTAGAAGAAGCCAAAGAAACAATCAAGAAAGCAAAAGTGCTTGTTGAATCAAAGAATGCTGAAGTTAAAACAATTAAAGAGTCTAATGTACGTGCTAAGACTATGGATGAACTGTTAAGTCCTCTACAAGAAGACAAAGCAACTGTCATGCAAAATTTACTTGAAAACGTTCAAACTTCAAGATTGCAACATACATTTGAAAAGTATTTACCAGCCGTTCTTTCTAATAAATCTGTAGGTTCAGATGTAAAAAGAAAGAAAGCACTAACTGAAAGTAAAACAACAGTTACTGGTAATAAAAAAGAAACAAAAGAACTGTACCAAGACAGCATCGACAACATTGTTGATATTAAGCGTCTAGCAGGTCTTTAATTAACTGATTTTTAGGAGAAAATAATGTCAGAACAATTAATCGAAAGTCGTTGGGTTGAAACCAAAGACGCCTTGTTAGAAGGTCTACAAGGTACAAAAAGAACAACTATGAGTGTAATCTTAGAGAATACTCGTAATCACTTAGCGGAATCTGCATCTGCAGGTGCAACAGCATCGGGTAACGTTGCTACACTTAACCGTGTAATCTTACCAGTAATTCGACGTGTTATGCCTACAGTAATTGCTAACGACTTAGTTGGTGTACAGCCAATGTCTGGTCCAGTTAGTCAGATTCATACATTGCGTGTACGTTATGGTACTACAATGAATGATACTAGTGCAGTAAACACCGATACTACAGCAGGCGACGAGGCTTTAAGTCCGTTTAAGATTGCTACAGCATACTCTGCTGGTACAGGTGCTACACAAGCGGCTTACACAGGTGGAACTACATCATCACTTGAAGGTGACGGCGGACGTAACATTAGTGTTCAGTTATTGAAACAAGCAGTTGAAGCAAAAACACGTAAGTTACAAGCACGTTGGACATTTGAAGCGGCACAAGATGCTAATTCAATGCACGGTATTGATGTTGAAGCAGAAATTATGGCGGCGTTAGCGCAAGAAATTACTTCTGAAATCGACCAAGAGATTTTACAATCACTTCGTTCTTTAGCAAACACTGAATTCACATTTGACCAAGCGGCAGTATCTGGTACTGCAACTTTCGTTGGTGATGAGCATGCAGCACTTGCTGTTATGATTAACAGAACTGCTAACTTAATCGCACAACGCACGCGTCGTGGCGCTGGTAACTGGGCAGTAACTAGTCCTCAATCATTAACAATCTTACAATCTGCAACTACGTCAGCATTTGCCCGTACTACAGAAGGCGCTTTTGAAGCACCTACAAATACTAAGTTTGTTGGTACATTGAATAGTGCAATGAAAGTATATGTTGATTCATATGCAGCAGATAGTACAGCGGTACTTGTTGGTTATAAAGGTTCTAGTGAATCTGATGCACCTTCATTCTACTGTCCGTATATCCCATTAATGTCTTCAGGTACTGTACTAGATCCTACTTCGTTTGAGCCAGTAGTTTCATTTATGACTCGCTACGGATATGTAGAGCTTACTAATACTGCATCATCATTTGGTAATGCCGGAGATTATTTGGGAGAGGTTGCTGTTTCTAACTTATCTTTTAGTTAAGTTATAGGCGCTACTTTACACAAGTAAGCAAGTAAGTATAAAAACCCACTGAAAGGTGGGTTTTTTTACGTGTACAATAAGTGTATTGGTTAATTCGACATAAATAAAGTTATGAACAAATACACTACATGGTACAAGAATATAACCGAAAATGCTAAAAACAGAAGCATTGTAACAAAATGATAGCAGTTAATACATATCCAAGATGGCATGGCGACAACTGTAAACTCAAAGTTTAACCAACCAATGTAAGAAGTTTTAGAGATGAGTAAGAATAAAGCGCTGTGTTTATTAACAGCATCTTAGCAAAATCATAATGTACTTCTAATTCGCCCAATGAACGGAATTAGTAAAACAAGCACACCACAACCAATAGTGTAACACTATAGATTTGCTTGATGGTATTTAGTAATAATTTCTTAACATAAAGCAATTCCCAATACCAAAATAATCAATTCGGCAATAAATACGTATATTATCACCATTAAAAAACGTATGGATTTTTTAGCAATCGTTAGTGAAGTTGGATTCCCAATAGCAGGTGCAGGTGCCGCAGGATACTTTGTATTCCTGACTGTTAAGTTTATCTTAGCAGGTGTTACAGGCGGTGTACATGGGCTTAAAAACATCATTGGTGCGTTAGATAACAGAGTACAAACAATGAATAACGACTTAGTGAAGATAGACGCTCTGATGAGTTACGCTTTAAAGGTTAAGCCCAATATAGACAGACTTGCCGCTAATGAAGGAAAGGAAGATGCCCGGAGAGATTAATGAGTGAAACATTAGTAAATGGTATTAGTCAGTACGGATTTCCGATAGTTGCTTCATTTGGTATGGGTGCCATGGTTTTCTATATATGGAAATGGGTAACAACAGAAATTAAACCAGTTATTAGTTCTGCTCAAAAAACTCTTATTGGATTGGTAGATAGAATTA